CACCTAGACATACTAAGTCTGAGTTTGCATCATATCTATTACCTGCTTGGATGGTAGGTCGTAATCCTAAACTAAAAATTATTCAATCAACTAACACGACTGAATTATCTGTAAGGTTTGGTCGTAAAGCAAAACAACTTATGGACTCACCAGAATACAAAGAAGTTTTTAAAACTAGACTTAATCCGGATTCTCAAGCTGCCGGTAAATGGGAAACTGAACAAGGAGGAGAATATTATGCTGCCGGTGTAGGTTCAGCAATTACTGGAAGGGGTGCTGATTTATTAATTATTGATGACCCACATACTGAGCAAGATGCAATGAACGCTCAAGCATTGGATAGGACCTATGAGTGGTATACATCTGGTCCACGTCAACGTCTTCAACCTGGTGGAACAATTATTATTGTAATGACTAGGTGGAATGAAAAAGATCTTGCAGGTAGATTACTTAAAGCACAAAAAGAAACTAAAGCTGATCAATGGGAATTAATTGAGTTTCCCGCAATACTTCCAAACAAAAAACCTTTATGGCCTGAATACTGGAATATTAAAGATTTAGAATCAGTTAAAGCATCTATACCTTTATCTAAATGGAATGCACAATATATGCAGAATCCAACAGGAGAAGAAGGAGCATTAATTAAAAGAGAATGGTGGAAGGACTGGGAAAAAGATTTACCGCCTCTACAACATGTTATACAATCATATGACACAGCTTTTATGAAAAAGCAAACAGCCGATTACAGTGCTATTACTACTTGGGGTGTGTTTACACCAAATGAAGATAGTGGACAGTGTTTGATATTATTAGATGCAATAAAAGATCGTTATGAATTTCCAGAGCTACGAAGAGTTGCTATGGAACAATATGGATACTGGAATCCGGAAACAGTTATTGTAGAAGCAAAAGCTTCTGGACTTCCTTTAACTTATGAGTTGCGTAAGATGGGGATACCTGTTATAAATTTCACACCCTCAAAAGGTAACGATAAACATACGAGGGTTAACAGTGTCTCTCCACTGTTTGAATCAGGGAGAATATGGGCGCCCAAAGATATGGACTTTGCACAGGAAGTTATTGAAGAATGTGCAGCATTTCCATATGGAGATTACGATGATTTAGTTGACTCCATGACCCAAGCTGTTATGAGGTTTAGACAAGGTGGTTTAATTGAACATCCGGAAGATTATAAGGATGAAGAACTACCTAAACAAAAAAGGACATATTACTAATGGGACCAGCTGCAGTTAAATTTTTACAAGCACTTGCAAGCCTTGTTAAAAATACTAAAAATATAAAATTAAAAGACGCTTATAAAAACGCTGAACGAGAGTTTGGTGAGCTCAGTGATGTAATGAAATCAAAAATTGATGACATTTTTAAAAATTCTAAAGCACCAAGTATTAAAAATCCTGAAAAAAAATCAGCAGATATAATTCCTTTTCCAAAGAAAAAAGAAGGTATTATGTCTACTAAAGAAGCTAGCCCTATGATGAAGGGTATAGAAGACACTGTTAAGATGTTACAAAAAAATCCTAAAAGACCTGGTGGAGCATTGGATCCTGCAACAGGACTTACGAGAACATTAGTTAGAAGAATATTAGATAAAAAAGGAATTGAAATTGGTAATAAAGATCCACTAGAAGTTTTTAGTAATACTTTTGGAGACTCAATAAGTGATGTTAATAACCTTGCTGAAGAGATGCTTGAGATAGATCGAAGAGGTGGAGGTATGAAAAATATTGATGAGATGTTAGAAGCAGATGGTTTGTTTGATATTGAGATACCTACAAATCCATCAAAAGGAATGACAAATGATGAGCTGTCACAATTTATAAAAAAAACCGATGCAGAAAATGCAGCAAACAAAAGACAAATGTCTGCTGATGAACTTGAAGATTTTGAAATAGAAATAGGTCCAGATGAATTAGAAGGTTATGATTTTGACGGAACAGTAGGGGATGCACAAAGAATTTTAAAAGAAAAAAAAACTTATGAAGCAGAAATGTTTTTACAATATAAAAAAGGCAACTTAGATCCTGTAGCAGGTGATACATCTCCAGCTAGAAAAAGATTTTTAGAAAAAAAATTAGAAGACATGGAAATGAGCGGTGATAGAAAATTAATGACTGTAGACGAAATTGAAGAACTGTCTTCATTTGATCTTGGTACTGAAATGGATAATGCTAAACTTTCTGTTAACGATGAAATTAAAAGAGGTGTGGCTGATGTAATGAGCGATACATCACCTGCAGCTTTAAAAAAAAGTATAGAGGTCGATAATCTTATGTTAGAGTACCCAGGAATGGATAGAGAACTTGCAGAAGAAATTGCATCTGCATCACCTGTAATGAAAGCTGATATGATCAATATGGTAGAACAAACTTTCAAAATGGAAAAAATGGGAATGAGCAATGATGAAATTATGGATATCTTTAAAAAAAAAACAGACAGAACTAAACAAGCTAACGGTGGCTTATCTTACCTAATGGGTATGTAATGAAAATTGGCGAATACGAACAGATGATGTCATATCTGACTCGTCCTGATACAAAAACAGAAACTAGAGAAAATTTTAAATATGGTACTGTACCAGGAGAAGGAAACTCAAGAATAGAATATGATCCTGAAATAGATACTTATAGAAAAAGAGTTCAAGAAACTGTTGATGGTAAAAAAACAAACAAATATATTTTTTCAGAATCCGGTCAATCTTTAGGAGATTTTAAAAAAATAAAACCTGTAAGATCAACAGGAGCTGATGATGCAACTGTAAAAGCAAGACAGTATGTTGATGGTTGGACTAAAAATTGGTTTGATAATAATTTAAAAAATTATGGTGTAAAAGATTTTGATGTGGTGATGGATGATTTATCTTCTGCATGGCAATTAGAATTAGAATCAGGAAATGTTCCCAAAGGGAAAGGATCTTTTAATTTATCAACACCAAAATTAAATTTACCTAATATAACAACTTCATCAGACGCAAAAATAAAACCAAATTTAACACCTTTTCAATATAATGATGTCACCTTTTATACAAATTTAGAAGGAACGGATTCATTAAAAAACAAAACTTTAGCTCAGTTTAAAAAAGTTTTTTATAAAGATCAGATAAACACAAATCCTCAGTTGCGAGAAGGACTAAATAAATTCTTTGATTTCATGTCTTTAAATAAACAAGGCCAATATAAAAAACTAGGTGGTAAAACCATAAAAGATTTTATGAACACAGAAGTCAGTGATGAGGTTAAATTTTTATTAAATCCAGAAATTTCTGGTTTAGATAAAGCTTCTAAAAAAGAAGTGTTTAATAGTTATTCAGATTTTGCAAATAATTATAATAAATACACAGAAGACAAAGTTAGATTAAAAGCAGTTCAATCAGAAACAGAAGCTGTAGCAAAAGCAGGAAAAAAAACAGCTGACCAATATAAAAAAGTAAAAGCAGATATCGCAAAACAAAATGATGTCCTTGCTAAAATGTCTATTAAAGATATTGCAAATAATAAACAGCTTTTGAACAGTGTAAGATTATCTATTAATCCACAAACAGGTGAGGTTAGTTATACTAACTATACTGTAAATAATCCAAAAGGAAAAACTATATCTAAATCTGTAAAATTAACAGATTTAGAATTGGCTCAAAAGATAAAACAAGAAGCTTCTGATGGCAGATTTTATGTTACTGAACATATTGGTAAGAAATCATTTAATAAAGCAAACCTTGCATTCCCAAATAATATTCAATCAGCTAATTACATGAGTAATGCTCAATTAGAAAATGCAAGAAGATTTTTAATAATTCCAGAAAATAGAAACACTCCTGCTGCACAAAATTTAGATAAAACATTAGAAGATTTAAAATTAACTATTAGAGGTCCAGAGTATGGAAATAAACCAATTGGAAATAAAATGGATATTATTTTTGATTCCAAAACAGGAGTATCTAATATTGTTCAAGACCAATTAATAAATAATAAAACATCTATTGTTAATAATTTAACAGAAACAATACCTGGTGTAACTACAGCAGATAAGTTAGGCAAACCTCCAGCTACTGTTGAAAAAGAAATGTTTAAAAAAACAACTAATAGATTTAAAAACCAAAAAGGTTTTATTGATCCAACATTATTAGGTGCAGATAAAATTGCTGAAGGAATTGATAAGTTAAAAATGTATGGACCCGATTATGCAAAACAAATTCTTAATACAACAAGAAATATAGGTAAGGCAGCTGTACTACCTGAATTAGTTTTTGGAGCTGGTCTAGCTCCTCTAGATTTAGGAGAAGGAAGAACAGCAAAAGAAACATTATTAAACGCTGTAACCTTAGGAGCAGGTATTCCAATAAATGATGCTTTAGATAGATCAGCATATGTAAAAAAGTTTGGATTAGATGATGTTTTATTTCAAGCTCAAATGAAACAAAGTAGTCAGGGAGAAAATTACAGAGGATATACAGTACCTGATTTAACTGAACGTGAAAAACTTGCTTTAGAAAAAGCAAAAGAATTTGATGAAAAGGTTTTAAAATCTAGGTTAGAAAAAAAATTAAAAGAGAGAAAAGATCTTACTCAAGAAATGCAAAATTTACCAGATGCTGACATGAGATCTGGTGCAATGAACGGCGGTATAATGAGATTAAAATATACTTATGACAAATAAGTACCCAAAAAAACACTTACTGCCTCCTGAAGCCGGACCCCTGCCTCAGGGCTTGAATATTAACTACAATACTGTTAAAACAATCAAACAATCTGGAGAAAAAATAAATGGCGGATATAGACAAAGCACTTCCAAACGAAGTATTAGATCAACTAGAAATAGCTAATGAAGAAGAACAGTTAGTAGGCGATGTTCAAGAGGAAGCTCTTGGCAATAATGAAGTTGAACAAGTAGAAAATGAAGATGGATCTGTTGATATTAATTTTGAACCAGAAGCAAATCCTACAGAAGGTGGTGAAGGTCACTACGAAAACTTAGCAGAATTTTTACCAGATAATGTTTTATCATCATTATCTTCAGATCTAAATTCAAAGTATATGGATTATACTTCTTCTAGAAAAGAATGGGAGAAGACTTATATTCAAGGATTAGATTTATTAGGTTTTAAATACAGTCAAAAGACAGAACCTTTTCAAGGAGCGAGTGGTGTAACTCACCCGGTATTAGCTGAAGCTGTAACCCAGTTTCAAGCATTAGCTTATAAAGAATTATTACCCGCAGATGGTCCAGTTAGAACTCAAGTTTTAGGGATACCAACTGCAGAAAAAACAGATCAAGCATCACGTGTTAAAGATTTTATGAATTATCAAATCATGGATCAAATGAAGGAATATGAACCTGAGTTTGATTCTATGTTATTTCACTTACCTCTTTCAGGTAGTACTTTTAAAAAAGTATACTACGATGAAATGGAACAAAGAGCAGTATCAAAATTTGTTCCAGCAGATGATTTAATTGTTCCGTACACAGCTACCTCATTAGATGATGCGGAAGCAATTATTCATCGTGTTAAGATTTCAGAAAATGAATTAAAAAAACAACAAGTAGCAGGTTTCTATAGAGATATAGAGTTAGGTAAACCTACAGCAGGAGAATCTGAAGTAGAAAAAAAAGAAAGAGAACTAGAAGGTACAAAAAAATCAAAAGAAGAAGACATATATACAATACTAGAATGTCATGTAGATTTAGATCTAGAAGGTTTTGAAGATGCAGATCCACAGACTGGTGAGCCCTCAGGAATTAAAATACCTTACATTGTAACTTTAGAAGAAGGGTCACGTGAAATTTTTCTATTAAAAGAAACTATGAAATAGGTGATCCATTAAAAAACAAAGTACAATACTTTGTTCATTTTAAATTTTTACCAGGTTTAGGTTTTTATGGTTTCGGTTTAATCCACATGATAGGTGGATTATCACGTACTGCAACCTCAGCTTTGAGACAGTTATTGGATGCGGGAACGCTTTCTAATCTGCCAGCTGGATTTAAACAACGAGGTATAAGAATTAGAGATGATGCACAATCAATTCAACCAGGTGAGTTTAGAGATGTAGATGCACCAGGTGGAAATTTAAGAGATTCATTTATGATGTTACCATTTAAAGAACCATCGCAGACTTTACTAGCATTGATGGGAACAGTTGTTCAAGCTGGTCAAAGATTTGCATCTATTGCAGATATGCAAGTAGGTGATGGTAATCAACAAGCAGCAGT